CACCCGCCGATCACCCATACCTGCAACGCAAGGGCGTCAAGCCGCACGGAAGCAAGGTGACGTCGGATGGAAAGCTGGTGGTGCCGCTGTTTGACGTCGACGGCGGCATCTCGTCGCTCCAATACATCGAAGGCGACGGCGGCAAGCGGTATCACCCTGGTGGCGAGGTCAAGGCCAAGTTTTGGATGGTCGGCAAGCCGTCCGATGGCGTCATCTATCTCGCCGAGGGGTTCGCGACGGCTGCAACGGTCCACGAAGTCACGGGTCGACCGTGCGTCATTGCCTACAGCGCAAGCAACCTCGTCGATGTCGCCGGCTTGCTTGTGGGGCTGTATGGCAATCGGATCACCATCGTCGCCGACAACGACAAGGGGCACGTCGGGCTTCGTGCGGCTGAACAAGCCTGCGCCAAGCATGGCGTTCGCTATGTGATCCCACCGATTCCCGGCGACGCAAACGACTACGTCCAAGCCGGTCAAGACCTCGCCGCACTTCTGACGCCGTCGGCCGGCGACTGGCTCATCGACGCCGTCGATTTCTCTGCACAGCCTGCTCCCATTTCATGGCTCATCAAGGGCTGGGCACAGTCGCAAGCCCTGATGATGGTTCACGGCCCGTCGGGATCGGGAAAGACGTTCGTCGTCCTCGACTGGTGCTGCCGCATGGCGGCGAGTCTGCCCGACTGGATGGGAGCCAAGGTGAAGCCTGGCGCGGTCGTCTACCTCGCTGGCGAGGGTCACCACGGACTGCGCGGTCGTCTGGCAGCGTGGCAGACCACCAACGGCTCGATCCCCCGAGGGAACCTGCTGCTGTCGTCGTCGGGTTGCGACCTCGACACGCAAGCAGGACTGATGAAGGCGCGTGACGCCATAGCGGCGCTGTCCGTGCGGCCGTCTCTGATCGTCGTCGACACCCTCCATCGTTTCCTTAGCGGCGACGAGAACAGCGCACAGGACGCCAAGGAGATGCTGGATTCCTGCGCGGCGCTGATGGCCACGTTCTCGTGCAGCGTCCTCCTTGTGCATCACACCGGCGTCAACGAAGATGCACAGGGTCGAGCCCGTGGCAGCAGTGCATGGCGGGGAGCCCTCGATATCGAGGTGTCGGTCACGTCCAAAGACGGCACGATCACGATTGCACAGCGGAAGTCCAAAGACGCCGAGATGCTGGCCCCCATCCATGCCCGACTGGCCAGCGTCGCCATCCCTGGTTGGCTTGATGAAGACGGAGCACCCGTCACAAGCGCCGTTCTGGCAGCCTCAGATGCCCCGCCAGTGCGCGAAAAGGAGCCGGCCGGCTCCAAGCACAGGAAGACCTTTGAACGTGCGTGGTTTGAGTCTAAGGCCGAAACTGTGGACGGAGCCCCGTATCTGACCCGATCTGCGTTGCGTCAGCACTTGGAGCGCGATGGATGGAAGGCGTCGACCATCGATCAGGCGGTCAAGCCAAGCGCCCGACCGGGGTCCGTGATCCGTGATCTGCTGGATGCCGGGTTCATTGCGGCAAAAGACCACGGTTGGATCGTGATCGACCCGATGCGGGCTTCGGGTCTGATACTGGCCAAAGGTTCAGCGTAACAGCGTAACAGCGCCGTAACATGCCGGTAACGGTTACGACGGCAAAGGCACTCACAGCGTAACGTAACGCCCCTCTCTCTTAGAGAGGGGCGGTTACGTTACGGTGGTGATGCGGACAACACCTACCGGTGATGATGGTTGACGGATACACACTTGGTTGCCTATGTTCTTTCAGGAGGTACAACATGGAACATGGAACAAAGAGTGGATACAACAAAGGTGGATGCCGATGCAGCGAATGTCGTGCGGCAGTGGCTGCATGGATGCGGGAGAAAAGGGCATCAAAGAAGAAAGAAAGGATTGCCACCCCTCCAGGGGTGGTGGTCGACTTTTCAAAGCGCAACGCAGCCGGTCGCAAGATCGGGGCTGGTGAAGTCGGGAACCGGAAGGTGTCAAACATTGGCGGTAGCCCAGCTCTGACTGGCGTCATTATGTCAGTGCTTGGCGTCAAGCCGGGCGATATGGTGGAGATCACCTACGGTGCCGACGAGATCGTCATCCGTCGGGCGACCTTGACTCCCAAGCCCTAGCCTGTACCCTCCCCCCACGTCACCCCGCTACCGTCTCTCGGCAGGCTGGCGAGCACCGGACACCCACCGGATCGCGACTGGACCCCGCCTGCGCTGGCGGGGTTTGGTTTTTTGATCTGTTGGCGGGCCTGATCCGGCTTTGGGATGCCACACACACAGAATGCTTGACAGATGTGTGGAGTGCAGATAGACTGATCTCACGGCGGATGGGACCGCCGAAGAGGAGAGAGACGATGAACGCCAACACTTTCGCCAGCACGATGAACATCAAGACCACCGAAGACGGCCTCGTGCGCGGCACGGTCGGCAGCCTCAAGAAGGCCGTGGCTTTCATGGGCTTCGATTGCGAAACCACCTACGTCGGCGAGATGACCAAGGTCAACGTGACCGACAACGGTGTCACGGTCGGCGTCATCCTTGCGATTGCCGGTGAAGCCGCCTTGGTGTGGGCCTGATGGACTACACACAACAACGAATAGAGGTCGCGCTCCGGCGCGACCCGCCTGTTGTCGGGCACATTGACGCGCTGGGCTATGTGGTGTGCTTGGCCTGCGGAGTCACTGGGAAGCCAATCCACCACGGCGCAACCTACAGCGGCAATCCGTGCGACAAGTGCGGCAAACCCATGGCGGCCATTGCCTCCATCGCCTCCACGCGCTAGACAGCCCCCACGATGGGCCCTGACAAGGCAGACGGATCCCCGGCATGGTGTCGGGGGTTTGTTTTTTTGTGCCAATCTGGCAAGATGCTTGCCTATGCCGTCCCCTCCCCGTCCCGGTTCCGGGCGGGCGTCTGATCGCCTGCCTCTCTCTCGCTGGCTCCGCACGGCGACCGACCACATCTTGCGCGTCCAGTACGCCAAAGCCGTCGGCAATCCCGACGTCGTGCCGGACCTCACCGACGCCGAGCGCCTTTCTGTCGTCGAGGCCGACAGCAAGGATCGCAACGCGGCGGCAAAGATGATCCTCGACATCGCCTTGGCCCCTCACGCACGATGGGAACCTGAGCACCGCGACAATGGGACCATGGTGGCGATGGGGGCCAACTGGCGGCGACCGTCCATCGAAGAACTTGAGGAGCGCCTAGCAGCCCTAGCGGACGACGGCGACCGCGCCGCCATCCTCGCAATGCTCGCGGCCCTCGACCCCGCCCGCTACGGGCCGCCTGGCAAGGTGTTGCCGCCGCCAGACAGCAGCGTAGATACCGTCGATTTCGTCCCTGCCATCGTGACCAAAACGTGAAGCGAGGCATCGCAACGTTTGGCCCTCGTCACCTCGATGTGCTGGCCGACCGTGCGCCTGGCATCCGAGTGGTGTCTGGTGGGTACGGCTCGGGCAAGACGTCTGTCGGCGTGGGTTTCCTCGTCGACCTCGGATTGAGGCACGGGCACCTCGGTCCCATCCTCGCCACGGAGCCCACCTATCGCTCCGTCGTCGACGTGATGGAGGCATCCATCATGCGCTACTGCGACCTATGGGGTCTGCCTTATCGGCGATGGGTGTCTGACCACATCTTTGAGATCGGCAAGGCCAGGCGCTTTGAGGTGTGGTGTCGGTCGCTCGACAAGCCCCGCGCCGTCGAGGGCATCAACGCTATTGGCTTGTGGTCCGACGAGTGGGAACTCTGCGACCCGGAAGCAATCGTCCCTGCCATGCAGCGTGTGCGCGTCGGCGACGCTCTTGAGATCCTGCTGACGGGAACGCCAGAGGGCTACGGGCCGGCGTGGGAGGCGGTGTTAGCCAAGCCATCGCCGACGACGCGACAGTATGTGATCAGGACGCAAGACAACCCGTTTTTGCCTGACAGTTACGTCGCCGAATCGGCGTCGAGACTCGGGACCGACGAGGCCATTAAAGAGAAGTTGGAGGGCGTTCGCACGGCTCGCGGGGGTCGTGTCTACTCCCGATTCGACCGCAAGACCAATGGCGTTTCCGTCGTCAGACATGGTCGCATCGTCATCGGGTGCGACTTCAACGTGCGCAACATGCAATGGGTCGTCTGCGAGATTGACGACGAGGCCCGCCGCATTCACGTCGTCGGCGAGGTCATCAAAGAAGGCGGCACGACGACGGACGAACATGCGGAGCGAACGGCGCAAGCGATCATGCGGATACTTGCACGACGAGGACGACAGGTGTCTCGCGAAGACGTGCATCGCATGAAGATCAAGGCCTACCCTGACGCAAGCGGGCAGAGCCTGCACACCACGTCGACACTTTCCGACGTGCACTTGCTGCTACAGGCCGGCTTCCGACCTGACCCGCCGACGCGCAACCCGCCGATCATGGAGCGCGTCAACACCGTCAACGTCCTCTTTCGGGACCGGCGCTTGTCCGTCGACGTGGATGCTTGTCCGATGCTGGCGAGGGCGCTTGAAACGCAAGCCTTGGACCGCAACGGAGAGCCGGAGAAGAAGACTGGCGCAAGCGACGTCTCTCACATTCTCGACGCGCTCGGGTACGTTTGCCACCGCCTGTTCCCCGTGCATCGACGGGCGCAGACGCCGGCCCCAACTGACGCCCTGACTGACGAATGGGGGCGACTGTGACCGGGTGTTTCCGCTTGACTTTTGGCGTGGTAGGGTTGCGGCATGATTTCCTACA